ATTCATGAAGGAAGCAGTAGCGTCAGATGAACCACCTGAACGTTGTTACACCGACGTTCCTAATGGTGAATCTGGTAATAGAGCTCTTGACATCAATTGTTCCTATTGTCCGTTTAAATTTGAGTGCTGGAAAGATTCCAACGATGGAATTGGTCTACGCACATTCCTGTATAGTAAAGGGCCGGTCCACTTCACTAATGTGGTTAGAGAGCCCAAAGTTTTGGAGATTACGTTTTGAGTAACGATAACATTATCCCGTTCGGTGCTAAGTCCGAAAACGATGACACCAAGGTCGGTGTCAAGAACGAAACCCCTCGACTGTTTGAAATCAAGACCATTGATGGTGAACTGTTCGAGGCCTACGGTTATCCCGTATTTAGCCCCTTCTTCTTCTCTGTTTCGGAAACTCCGAACGCTATTGATTACACGGTGCTTGTCCCGCAAGGTCAACTCGCTTGGGTCCGAGCCTCTGACGAAGTAGTTGATGCCTAATTTTCGTTCTGGCTTCGAGCGGACCCTGTATCAACAACTTAAGTCCGCTCAGGTCCAGTTCGGATATGAAACACTTCAAATTCCATATACGACTTCTCACGTCTATAAACCCGATTTTGTGCTCGACAACGGCATCATCATCGAAGCTAAAGGTGTGATGAACCGATATGATAAACACGAGACGGCTAAAATGGTCTGGGTTAAAAAACAACACCCGGAACTTGATATCCGTTTCGTGTTTATGAATGCTGACACAAAAGTAAATGGACTCAAAAGTACACACGCTCAATGGGCCGATCGACATGGTTTTCCTTGGGCTTCTGAAAGGATACCTGACGAGTGGCTAAAACACACCTAATTATTCCTGACAGCCATGCCCATCCGGACTTCAAAAATGATCGGTACACTTGGCTGGGACACTTGATCAACGACGTAAAGCCCGACGTCGTCGTAGATATCGGTGATTGGTTCGATATGCCGAGCCTGTGCCTATATGATAAGGGCCTGAAGTCCTTTGAAGGGCGACGTTATATGAAGGACATTAATGCTGGTCTTGACGCTCAAGATCGCATGTTTAGTGTCATTCGCAAACAAAAAAGAAAGCTCCCGCGCTTTGTCCGAACCCTTGGAAACCATGAAGAACGAATCAACAAAGCAATCAACCGTGATCCTATCCTCGAGGGGACTATCGGACTGGGAGACCTGCAGAGCCGACATTATGGATGGGAAGAGTATCCTTTCCTACACCCTGTCGAAGTCGACGGAGTCACCTATCAGCATTACTTTACCTCCGGGATCATGGGACGTCCGATTGGTGGTGAGCGCCATGCCCAGGCACTTATCCTCAAGCAACTCCGATCATGTACCCAAGGTCACAGTCACCTGTTTGACTACTGTGTTCGAAGTGACGTTCGAGGTCGAAAAATTCACGGATGTGTGGTCGGTGTTTATCAAGACTACCACGCCGATTACGCTGGCCCAGCCAATCGTGTATGGAACCCCGGAGTGGTAATCAAACGTGGTGTGGAAAACGGTGAATATGATCTAGAACACATCAGTCTAAAGCGGATCAAAGAAGCGTATGGTCCTAAGTGATAACGAACTAAGTGACATTCTACTGGACCGCTTCGATGTGTACGACATTATCGAAGAGCTAGACCTCAGCCTTGCAGAAATCCTGCAGTATCTAATCTCTGACCCGGACATTAATGGAAAACTCCGAGACTTCATCGAACGCTCTTGAAAAACAAGTTGGTGGCAATCACTACAAGGATTTCAAGATTCAACCGATCGAGTTCATCACGGTAAACGATATCCCCTTCTGTGAAGCCAACGCGATTAAGTACATCTGCCGTTGGAAACGCAAAGGGGGTATCGAAGACCTAGATAAAGCGATCCACTATATTGAACTTGCAAAGCAGTTGCACGAAAATGGAAATCATTGACAAGGACAAACGTAAGCGTCGGCGACAAAATCACATCGCCAAAGACTTGCGGACACCTAAGTATCGTCAACGCGTAATTGAACCCAGACGCCTAGAAGATGAAGAAGAGCGTCGAATTCGGAGATATGGTTATGACCTCGAACTGGACTAATGGGCCGGACCTTTGGGACGCTATTCTTTTGAAACTCGGTCCTGATGCATATATTGCTGGGGGAGCTGTTCGGGATTACATCCTAGGAACAGAACCCAAAGATATTGATGTGTTTTTGTATAAACCCGGTGACGTTGTTGCAAATAAAGTTTGGACGTATCTTGAAGGTGATGTTAATGGTGGATACGCTGAAGGACTAGAAGTCATCACCTATCGATATCTTGATTGTCACATTCCTGTGCAAATCATTCGGACGGTAAAGTATCCTGATCCCCAAGAACACTTTGATACGTTTGACCTGAGCACTAGTCGTTGCCAATACTCCTTGAAGTCTGGTCTCACAACTACACCTGAGTTCGAAGAATCTATTAATACGGGCGTAGTTAAAATTCTCAATTCCGGCCCTAAAACGCCCGAACGTATTCGACGACTAACTACTAAATACCAAGGAAGGTTCCATACAATTGTGGAGAAGTAATGCAAATCCCGCTTTTCGTTCTCAATTCTCTGAGTCTATTTTTGAAAATAAGTACGCCCACGAAGGAGCCGAAACTTGGGATAAACTCGCCAGCGTCCTCGTCGACGACGTCTGCCAAGAACAAATCACCAAGGACGAGAAAGACCAACTAAAGTCCTATATTCGGGACATGAAGTTTATCCCCGGCGGTCGCTATCTGTACTACGCGGGACGTAAAGCAAAGTTCTTCAACAACTGTTATCTCCTTCGGGCAGAAGAAGACACGCGAGAGGATTGGGCAAATCTATCATGGAAAGCCGAATCGTGTCTCATGACAGGTGGTGGTATTGGTGCAGACTATAGTCGGTATCGAGCCTCAGGAGAGAAGCTGAGCCGAACAGGTGGCACTGCAAGTGGTCCAGTCCCTAAGATCGAGATGATTAATGAGATAGGACGGCGCGTAATGCAAGGGGGCTCTCGGCGGTCTGCCGTTTACGCGAGCCTTAATTGGCAACACGGAGACATTAAACAATTCCTTAGAGCTAAGGACTGGCATAACATGCCGGTGGGCTCGACAGACCTTAGTCTTTGGGATATTAAGCAGCAAGATTTCAACTTCCCAGCTCCACTAGACATGACCAATATCAGTGTCAACTATGACACAAATTGGCTTATGAATTATTGGAAGACTGGTGATGTTGGAGAAGTCTTTGCACAAAACGTAGAGCAGGCGCTCCGTACAGGTGAGCCCGGTTTTAGTTTTAACTTCTTTGATAAGGAAGACGAAACCCTTCGAAACGCTTGCACGGAAGTCACGTCAAAAGACGACAGTGATGTTTGTAATCTCGGATCGGTCAACCTAGGTCGTATCGACAGTATTGATGAACTTCGAGACATTGTCGCCCTTGCCACTAAGTTTCTCTTGTGCGGAACCCTGCGTGCTGAACTGCCGTATGATAAAGTCTACGCTGTACGAGAAAAGAACCGACGGCTCGGTTTGGGCCTCATGGGTATTCACGAATGGCTCCTTAAGCGAAAGTACAAATATGAAGTCACCCCAGAACTCCACGCTTGGCTTAGTGTCTACCGTGGACAATCTGACAAAACAAGCGGGGCTTTTTCTGACGCACTCGGCATCAGCACCCCTGTCGCAGTCCGAGCTATCGCACCTACAGGAACGATTGGAATTCTTGCAGGGACGACTACAGGAATTGAACCTCTATTTGCAGTGGCGTACAAGCGGCGGTACCTCAAGGGTACGAAGTGGCACTATCAAACCGTCGTGGATGGCACCGCTCAAGAGCTGATTAATCTTTACGGTGTTGACCCTGATAGCATTGAAAGCGCTATTGATCTCAGCACCGATTTTGAACGTCGGATCAAATTTCAAGCAGATATCCAAGACTACGTCGATCAAAGTATCTCGTCTACAATTAATCTTCCGACTTGGGGTTCAAAAGAAAACAACCCTGACACAGTGGAACCCTTTGCAAAGGTTCTTGCTTCGTATGCACATCGCCTTCGTGGCTTTACTGTGTATCCTGACGGTTCTCGTGGTGGTCAACCTTTGACGCCTATCCCTTATAAGGACGCTGTCGAGACGCTTGGTCTAGAATTTGAAGAACACGTAGAAACTCACGATATTTGTGATATTACTGGTAAAGGTGGCTCATGCGGCGTCTAAACGTTCTTGTTGCTTGTGAATTCAGCGGTGTCGTAAGGAATGCTTTCAGAAATCGGGGACATTACGCATGGTCCTGTGATCTTCTCCCAGCCGAAGACAATAACCCGTTTCACATTCAAGGAGATGTTCTCAGATTTCTTCGAGTCCCAAAAGTTCTTGAAACCAAATGGGACCTTATGATTGCACACCCACCGTGTACACACCTTGCCGTATCCGGTGCACGATGGTTTAAAGACAAACAACAAGAACAAGCAGAGGCGCTTGAGTTTGTTCAGGCTCTTATGAATGCACCTATTGATAGAATCTGTGTCGAAAACCCAATCAGTATCATCAGTAGTCGAATTCGTAAACCTGATCAGATTATCCAACCTTGGCAATTCGGTCATGGCGAGACTAAAGCGACTTGTCTCTGGTTGAAAAATCTACCGTCGTTGATTCCTACAAATATTGTTGACGGACGAGAAGCTCGAGTACACAAACTTCCGCCCGGCCCAGATCGCTGGAAAGAACGGAGTAGAACCTACACAGGTATCGCTGAAGCTATGGCTGATCAGTGGACCTAAAAAGAAAGCCCCCAAAGAGGAAACTCCTTGGGGGCTTTTGTTTTATCTACCGTACTTGTTCCAGTTAAGTGACTCCCGCGCCTTCCGTCTAGCTTTTGTGGCTCTTGACGGTGGGCTCAAGACCTCACTCCCAACCTTACTGTCGATGTAATGTCGATCTGCTCGCTTGCGTGCTCGTTGTTCAACACTCAAGCGATGCGGCCAACCTCGACGGTCTTCAATGTTCCCTCTACGTCTACCGGAGCGCCATTCCATGTTATTTGAACCACCGACTCTTTTTGGGTTTACTCGGGAGTTCGTCGGAACTTACTTCGGGTGCCATGTTTACTTCTACCGGCCTGAGAATTTTCCCACCTATAGAAGTTGCAACCCCCTTAGTCTTCTCGTAAGTCCGCATCGCACCAATACCCAGCATAGCAAGGACAACGGGCATGATATCGTCTGCGCTCACGGCAGGCATACTCACGATATGCCCTGTGAGGTCTGCAACCCATTTTAGCAGGGGTGCACCAACCCAAGTATAGGCTAGAGTACCACCACTAACCCACCCAATAAAAGGACGCCAACCAGCAACAAAAAGATTGCTGTTCTTGGCTTCCTCTTTGTTAATTTCGATCTGCCCTTTCAGGAGTTCGTGCTCTCGTTCGTTTACGCGGTCTTGAAGCTCACGAAACTTATGATCAAGTTCTAGCTTCTTATCAGCATCCGGAATAAACTCCCGAGCCGTTTCGCCGATTTCTTTAATCAGATCACCAAGAATTGGGATATTCATTTTTAACCGTTCCTCATCATATCAGATAGGCGATTAGCACGCTTACCGACTTGTTTTGCCCAAAGAGAGTTGAGCATACCCCGAGCTGCACCTTCGTAGTTTCCGCTCTTGATCATGGCCAAGGTGTTCTTAAATTTCAAGAGACCACCAATACCGAGATTAAAACACATGTTAATCATAACGCGCTGACGAACAGGGCTCAGACCTCTCCACCACGGTATGTGTTTATCAAGGTCAGCAACCTTTTCATCGATATCATTCATCAAGAGATATTCGATTTCTTCGGTTGTAAGCTTACCGCCTTTGCGTTTATCGATCAAGCGACCCACACCAATAGTCCAGTAACCCAGACTGTCCTGATAAGCGTGAGGAATTACGCCCTCGTCTCGTTTAAGCTCTTCAATCAAGAGTCGATCATTATCATCCGACATAATTAGTCCTATATTTATTTAGTGCATCATAAAGCACTACGTGTTGAGTGTCTGTCAATTTCTTACCGATAACAGTAAAAGCCTGATTAGTGGCTCGATACGTCGAAGGTGAACCCGCATTATTGTAAGCACCAATAAACAACGGATTGGTAGGCAGACTACTAGTAGGTGAACTCAGGGCATTAAGTGATCCCGGTGTACCGTTAATAACAGCCCGTCCGTTTGTGCCGTCCCGCTCGATTACAATAAGTCCACGGCTATCGCTGTTTGCTCCCATAGAGGTTTGAGCAGAATTAAGTGCAGCGCTAATCGTGTTAGCCCCTGATCGCGGCGTGATGATAATACCTTCAGTACCCGCAGCCCGAGTCGTGGCCCCAACGTTTGTAGTTTCCCAGACACCAATCATGATGTCCGTGCCTGTCATAGGAGCCGCTGGGACATAACCAGTATTCAGGTAGTCATCGACACCATCAAACGCATAGGAGGTATACGCCGTGAATACAGGAGCTCCGACAACAGTCGCTACACTACTCGGAGCTTTCCAATTGATGCGAGCGCTTTGAGCTGCATGTGTATGATGAACCCAAAGACCTCCTAGAGAGTCCCACGTGTCTTCTTCTTGAAGTTCACGAATAAGCGTATCAATGACACCCATCTGAGTGCGACTCGGTGGAGTTGTCATGGCTTGAATTACAGCGCGACTATCCGCAAGATAGCCGTCGAGGTCTCCGTTGATGATTTTCCGGAAAGCCTCAACGCTGAGTGAATTAAACTGCGTCAAGGTCCCCGTCCACAATTTTCTGCATGGCAAGCATGGTCATAGCGTTAAGACTAAGTTCATCTGTAATGGGAACAGGTTCATCACCAGTCCGATCAAGATAACCTTCAGCAATACGCTTCATAGCTTGATACATAAGAGAGTTATACGATTCCACGGTTTACCTCGTTTTAGCTAGGTGGATCGCTTTACGAATGGTTACGTAGTGCCAGCGACGTTGAGCATAGAGTTGACTAAAGAGTAGGTGGGGATCGGTAAGACCCCCAGCCATGTACTCCTTAACGATATTGATAAGCGTTCCCAAGACGTTTTTCCCAGTGGATGATGTCTGAAGGATTACTTGTTGCTTTACCATTTACAATAGAGCCTTTCGGTCGAAGATAATCACGATTGAAGATAAAGGCTTTACGTTCAAATGAAACACTAGGATCGTTCAGAGCTTCCCAGACCTTTGGGTAGTGCTTCTGAAGTTCCCACACAATAAAGTCCATCGTGCTATCTTGGTTGTTCAAGTTAAAGCCATTAGCCTCAGCACGATTTCGGCGTGTCTTGTCCCATTGAAGGAACCCGACGCTTTTACCCCCGTCGCCAGGAATACTAAGGTCTCCACCGCTTTCAACAACTGAAGCGCCAGCAATAATGGCCGCACCATCAGAGCTTACGCCCCGTTGGGCCAATCCAACTTTCGCTTCGTTAGCGCTTAATTTTGCACGACCAGGTTCTTTGTCGGGGTCATTGACCATGAACTGTTGTTCACGATCCAGAACTTGGTTGGTTTGTTGAAGTTGTTCTTCCCAGTTTTTCTGAGGTTGAGCACCGGGTTGACCCTCCCCGGCCTTCAAGGGTTTAGACATGCCATTCCCATAATAAGCGGCAAGATCAGCGTCAGAGACACCCTTCGGAATATCGTCATCGTAATCCTTTGTATACAGGAGATACTCTAGGGGACGATTAAGCGTATCCCTAAACGTAGCCATTTCCGGGTCCAAACGTTGAGCTTGATCCCACGGGAGAGTTTCTCCGTTTTTAATTGTAGTAGCACCTTCACCGGCGGCTACCGTAGTGGACCCCTTAGCCCACTCATCATAAGCCTTACGGTCATTCGCTACAATATAACGCCGTTGGCGGCTATCGTAATACACAAGTTGCCAAGGACGGTTACGAGAAGCGCCCGCGACAAGACCACCATTATAAGTCGACTGCTTGGGTTTTGCAGGGGCTTTCGCCTTAGCTGCTTCTAGCATTTGCACAGCAAGACCACGCTTACCAAAGATAAGAGCAGTAGCATCTTGCTGAGTTACAGGGTTCTTAGCCGCAGAGATATCCGCCCGGACGCTTTGCCTGTCAAACAATGTTTGTGTAACAGTCTCTACTTCTTGGAAACTAGCGATACCGGGTTGAACCGTAATAGCTGCATTAGTCACCAAGGTATTAGCACGAACATACGTCTGAAGGTTAGTCACACTGACTGCACCACCATCGATATCGTTCTTAAGCGGCTTTAGCGCCCGCGCCTGCACCCGAATTTGTTTCATGGCAGTTCGTGGATCGGGAGACAACTGAGCATCACCCTTCAAGATTTGATAGGCGCGGAAAAGACCGATGTCTTCAACGTAGGGGTCTTTCGGAAGACCGCCCGAATATTCCGCCTTCATCCGATCCTGATCTTCTTTCGGAAGCGCATCAAGCATACCGCCGGGTGCAAAAGCCTGTTGAACAAAGCTCTGTCCAAAAGCCTTACTGTAGAGGTTAATGATGGGCCACGCTTCTTGTGCTTTAAGACTCATACGGTTTTGTACGTAGTCAGCAGCAGCCTGAGTGCGTTTGTAATCTGACAACGGACCCGAAGTAAAGTCCGTCAATTGATCTTGATAGCCGTCATAAAGTTCATCAATCTGCTTTACGTAAGGCGCTGGATCAACACCGGCCGCAATAGCATACTCAGTAACCTTTTGTTTGGCTGCATTACGACGTTGGTGCATAACAGCGTAAGCACGCTCACTTGTAGCACCGAACTCTTGAATACGTTTCGGATCATCACCAATACCTTGACGAAGACCCACAAAAGCGTTATAAGCCGTGCCAGCCCAAGCGGACTCTTCCATGTAGACCGCACCGAGACCCTGAAGAATCGTTTGTTGTCGAGATTCCTTAGTTTGTCCCTGAGTAAACTCAGTCTGTTTCATAGCCGCGTCAGCCAATTTACGTTGCTCTTCAGTGCGAGTCATCTCCGCAATGCGCGGTTGGATCACACTGTAGTTTTCTTCGCGCGTCTTGAACGGATCGTACCAACCGAGTTCAGCACCCTTTTTATTGACATCGTCCATCGTTTTCGTGCGAACAGCCGCCTCGTTTGCAGAAGCCGCTTCCGCGAGTTTCTGTTCACGCCACAAATAGTGATCGTATT